GTTCCATCAGTCGAATCATAGTAAAATAAAATGTGATACCATGCGTGAAAATCTCTCAAAACGGCTGATGTATCACCTGTAGTAAATGCACCAGTTGTTGCTGCAAAAAATTGAAGCGCACCCTCATTACCGCCTGAACCAGCAATAGCGCATTTCAGGTAATTGCTGCTATTAGGATTTTGGATATAAAGATTTTGACCACCACTAGGAATGTTTCCGTGTTTCCACCAGAGTGAGATAGTGAATTTTTTTTGAGCGTCAGCACCACCCGTCGTAGTAGCTGATGCGTTGGTTCGTATAAGGTATTGGCTATCGTCGTCGTCAAGCACCATGCTGTTATCAACGCTAAAAGCACTAGAGCCAGCATTCGCCATCCAAAAAGAAGAAAACATCGTCATTAGCTAAACGCCAGTTGTGGTGCGCCAAGTTGAATAGAGCCAGAGGCTTTTACAAAGTACGGCACTATGTCTACCGCACTTGCCGCTGAACTAAGAGTAATCCCCCCACCAGCAGGGCTTTCGTAGTCTGTATCAAGGCTTATGGTTCTGCTGCCTGTTCCATCTTGAATAAAAACAATTACGCCAGACTGACCAGCAGCCTCTGTCGTTGGGTTAGAAAGCGTGATGCTACTACCCGAAGAAGGCGCTAAAGTTAGGATAAAGTTCTGTGCCGCGCTAAAATCAAGAGTAGTTGCGCCAGTTAAAGTAGCTGTACTAGTAGCAGCTAGAACTCTGGCAGCAAAAGTGCCAGTGGTTGTCCCTGTTGCTACAGAAAATACTGTGGCGTCTGCATCGTTTTTAATGGTTATATCTGAAGTGCTACCTTGTCCTGTAAGGATAAGACCTTCAGCAGCAGTGTAACCCATCGCGGCGTTATCACCTGCGGAGGTGTCTCCGTCCGCGTTTAAAGTAGCAGCAGTAAAATCCCCAACAACATCAACGGCTGTTCCTCCAGTTGGCACAGACAAGACCGTAGCGTCTGCATCGTTTACAATTGTTACATCGTTGGTTGAACCTTGACCTGTTAATATAAGACCTAAAGCAGCAGTGTAACCAACGGCGGCGTTATCTCCAGCCGCAGTATCACCGGCTGGTTCTACCGTTCCAGTGGCTACAAGGTTTCCCCCAGCCGTAATATCCCCAACAACCGTTACGTTAGTAGTTCCTGTAGGTATCTCAAGAACATCCGCATCAGTATCGTTTTTAATGGTTACATCATTTGTAGAACCTTGCCCCGTAAGGATAAGACCTTCGGCAGCAGTGTAACCCATCGCAGCCTTGTCATCTGCGGCGGTATCACCTAAAGCATTGAACGTGCCACTCGCGGTAATGTCTCCAGACGCTGTTACTGTGGCCAACTGTAGATTAGCTACAGCATCTATAACAGCGGCCCCTGACCCCGCCCCGTCCATGTAAACGATGGCAGACTTACCATTTTCTATGGTTATATTCGCACCAGAACCTTGAGACACAATTACCGAATAAGGGCCACTGGACCCTGAGTCAGTGGTTGCGTTTATCATAATAAAGTATGCGGCGGTAGTGTTAGGAGCCACCGTTACAGTGTTATTAGCACCAAGAGCCCCCGTAAACCTAATCACACGATACATACCGTCTTGCAGGTTCTCTGTGCCAGATCCAGGTGAAGCCTCTCGAACCGTTAGCGTATGCGTAGTTCCTGAAAGAGCCACCGCTTTAAATGAGGCAATCCGGTCAAGAATATCAAGGTTGTGATTGGTTGTAGTACCCCACGCCCCAGACTGTTCTCCAGACCCTATTTTTTCTATGCCAAAACTTGTTGTATATGATGATGCCATGATCTTATTCCTATGCCGCTATCTTAACCCAATTTGGTGTCTGTGATTCATCAATAGCACTCCAAACTAAGGCGTTGTTGGCTTTTCCTTCTGCCGAAACTCCAGTTACCGTGAAAGAGAAATTAATTTGTGTGCTTCCTATTGCGCTGGCCGCTGATACCCCACTTGGTGTAACCAATGCTTTTCCAGTTGTAGTGGGAGATCCTATTGCGCTGGCCGCTGATACTCCCGTAACACTTACGGTAACAGGGAAAGTTACAATGACAGAACCAACCGCACTAGCCGCTGATACTCCCGTAACCGAAACTGTTTTAGGAATACTCGCAACAACAGTGCCTATCTGGCTGGCGGCAGAAACACCTGTGATTGCAAGAGGGACCGGACTATTCCAAGCCCCCTCGTTCCAAGTGCCTCTATTCCAACCAGTAAGAGATGCCATTAAGAAATCCTGATCACCGCGTTGTTTTCATCATTTGCAGGGTATTGAATAGTAAAGTCCCCTGCGCTTGAAGATTTATCTCCTCCAAAATTAATTACCGCTACTGCGGGGTCCGCAGCATGGTTTGTGGTAGATCCAGTTCCAGCCGTGGAAAGAGTTGAGTTGTATATCAAAGCTCCCCTTGCGCTAGAAATAGTTGATGAAGAAAAAGTAGTATCTGCAAAATCAACAAAAGCTGTTGGCACCGAACTACTATTGTCCGCAAGTCCAATGGTCACGCTGCTAAGAGCGGCCCCTCCAGCGGAGTAATTTGTGCCAGAAACCTCGTTACTAGTTGTGTACCCAGTGGTGTCCGCGTCAATGGACGAGCTATTGGTAAACATGGCAACCTTAAAGGTGTCCGCTGAAATAGCACTAGATCCCGTTCTCGTATGAGCGGTCAAACGGTGAATACCAGCAAGTATTTCTCTTTTAAAAGTACCGCACATTGCGGAAGTACCAACGGCCATTATAATCTCCTTATAATTTCAGCCATGTCCTCATGGCCTTGTTGCCTCATAAGAGCCCAAATAGTAGTCCTCTCACTTTGAGCCATTCTATTCATATAGAAAATCAATATTTCCTTCAACTTATCTCTATGTGCTATCGCTTGATCCCGTATAACTGGAGGAGCGTCATTAGATACTACCATAATTTTGTTCATAGCCATCTCAGCCATTTCTTCTGGCGAATGACCCCGGTTGTTGCTCGTAAATACAAAAGGATCTGGTATCGCCGTATGGCTTTCACTATCGAACATTATAGCACTTCTCTTCTAACCCTATCATACCGATATTGATCTCGTGTCTGTTTTCCCTCACCAAGATTTTTCAACCATTGAATAGATTCAATAAACCTGTCGGTATATTCTTTTTGAAGGCTTGCCTCACCTTTCATAAAAACATAAGCCTCACAAAGACTTCCGTATAACAAGCAAAGTTCCGCATTAGTTCCAAGCCAACTTGTCCCATCATTACTCGTAGTTATAGAAGTTGGCCTATAAAAATAATGTAGTTCCATAGTATAATCAGTATCCGGCGTAGGAGCTAATAAAAAACTATTTTCATTCCAATCAGCATAGTATTGAGGCGTTCCAGTAGTAGCAGGATTGGGTGTATAGTCCTGTAACATCGTCACCTGTTTATAAAGCAGAAACTCCTTGCTAGAGGAGTTTATAACGCTCAACGAATTTTGAGAAAGAAAGTCAACAGGCTTGGTTAGATACTGATTACCTGAAGTGGCACTTCCTTGAGCATTTTTTCTAAAAACGTCTAATTGACATTCTTTAAGAATACGTTCTTCAGCGTTTAAAATAAACCTTGGTAACTGACTAACAAAAGTTGATTCCGTGTTCTGAGAGTAGTCCTGAATAGCTGTTTTTAAAGTTGTAAAAGTAAAAGACATTTTATGAACTCACAGTTACAGGACCCGCAGAAGCATTTTCACCGCCGCCCTGTATATTACCAGAAGTTGCTGTTCCGCTACTTGCGCTAAAAGTGTACCTGTTATCATCGACTTTTGTAATCGAATAACCGCTAGAACTTTCTATGACGGATGAAGAAAAACCATCAAAAGGCGAGACAGAACGAAATCTAACGGTGTCCCCAGTGCTTCTGTTGTGTCCTGGTTCTGAAACAGTTATGACAGCAGAACCGCTATTTCCAGAACGAAAAGAATTTAAAGGGAGAAGAACTGTAACAGAAGGCTCATCTCTATCGGGCCTTGGATCTCTCAAGGCTTGAGGGTCTGCGGGTGCCTTCACAACATTTAATTGTGGTTGTTTTGCTTCCCACTCATCTTTACCGACCAACAGACCGTTCCACTCCTTACGCATGTCACGTAAAGGGTACGCAAACCCGGACCTATCTGAAATGCCCAAAGCATATTTATTTGAAGCAAACCTACCCATTAGGATACCGCACTAACAAAGGTGTAAGAGGGAACCAAACTAAGACTTGCTTTATCTCTGTCTTCTTCAGCAGCCCTAGTAAACTCTTCTTCATACAGTCCTTTTAATATCTGAACCCTCTCCGGGGCTCTTTTTAAAGCTATGTAGTAAGCCAAACCTGCTGCTAGACAAGGATAAAAACGGAAAGGAACATCTACTGTATTAGTGGCCGTGTCCGCATCATCTATGCGAACTAGCCTATCATATATAAAAATATCGGTGCTGTTTTCTGGGGTAGGCCAAACTTGAACAACGGGTGTTATCTGACGGTTTACATAAAATTGAGTAGGCCTTCCTGTAGTAGACTTTACCGAAATAGACAGGTAATCGTCCCGGCTTATTCTGGTAACGGATAAATCTGAACTGCTTCTACGAACAACCCCGGACAAAATATCAACGGTAGATTGAGTATCTACGAGGCTTGGGCTGGCTGATATGGTGGTAGATGCACCACTAGTTCCACCCGTAATTGTTTCTCCGGAGGTAAAAGTTCCTGAAGGAACTGTAAGCGTTACCGTAGTAGAAGTTGGTTTGGTAAGAACAGATGCCGTTACAGAGCTAGTCCCACCCGTAATAGTCTCACCAATAGTAAGACTTCCAGAAGCGCCAACGGTTGCCGTAATTGTTCCAACGGGATATTCAGATATTCCAGAAGCTACGGTTTGAGTAACTTGCTCAATTGTCCAACGGTTCAAACCACGATTAGCCCAATCCGCAAACAAAAAATTTAAAGAACGCCGCGCTGTTCTAGAATCATAGCCCGTTCTAAATTCTAACCCGCATCGCTCAAAAGCTTCTTCAACATACTCTGCTACGTCAGGTTCAAAGTTTTTTGATCCAGAAACCGTCATTGTTTTCTAACCTTTATCCCCAAAGAGCAGTTTTTATAGAAACCCCTAAGTGACCTAAAACCAACAAACCAACCGCCCAAATAATTCTTTGTATGCCATCTATAGCTTTTTGAATATGATACAAATCGTTACTTTTTATAGTATCTAACTTTTGATCTAAAAGCTTCAACTCTCCACGAATCTCTTGGATATCCAATTGATTCTTATGTGAATAATCTTCGGCCACGAGTTTTCAACTCTAGTATTGTTTAAGGCAATGAAGAACTATTGAATAAGTGTCTCCATCAGAATGACCAACGGTGGTCAATTTAACATCACCAGTTTTTCCACTTGAAGCCGCTACGTTTGGAAGACCACTCATATCAGAGTAATCTAACGTATCCGAATAATCTGCGGGAAGTTGAGCGGCTATTACATTGGTAGTAGCATTCCAAAGGATTTTTACACCCATACCAACGTTGGTAAACACAATCTTCTCAATACGAACACCCGTGCAAGCCGTTCCATCCTGCAAAGAAGCAAGGCCTGAAACATCTATTTTAGTAACAGCATCTTCTCCAGTGCCGTCGCTTGTGTTCGTAAGATAAAAGACAGCTTTTTTAGGACCGTCTTGAACTGTGGTAGCAGTTACTGCATCAGCCATCACTATCTCCTTTTAAAAGAATGGGGGTTTCCCCCCACCCTGATTTATGCAATCTGCACATACTCAATAATGAATGTAAAGGAGCCTGCGGTTGTAGCATCTACCGTGTTCGTAATGTTACAGTAAATTGTTCTTTCTGCTGAAGTGTATTGAACAGAAGCCGGGGCCGTAGTTGCATCTTGAGTTTGCAAAACAAGAGAGGTTACGGTGACGTTACCTACCACAACTGTAGTTCCACCATCCAAAATTTCATCAGTTTGTGCCGCAACGATTTGAGCACCTGAGCTTGACGTTCCAACCTCGTAACCAATATCACCAGTTCCAATTGTAGGAGCCGAAGCACAAAATATTTTAATGTCGGTGATAATAGTGTTTGCAGGTTGAGTAAACTCACCAATGTTATCACTATCGCCAGCAGTGGTATTGACTGTAACACCTGTAGCAAAACCAACATGTTTCACATACTTGTCGGTAACAATACCCGTTGAGGCAACATCAAATACCGTAGTCTCAGTGCCTGTTCCAGATGCTACATTAATTACTTCAAACCCGTTTTCTGAACGGACGGGACCGTTAAACGTAGTATTAGCCATTTTGGCTTCCTCCTTACGAGAGATTGACCCTAGAGTCTTCGTAAGCGTCTGCTGGGACAGTCGCTAGGGCTAGTTTTCCCAGAAAATTGGGGGAAGGTTACCCTTCCCCCGTACCCCAAGCTTACGCTCCGGGGGAACCAAAGATACCGCGTGGATCAGAGAACCCAAACGCATAGCGTTCACGAGCCTTGTACCGCACGTTACCTGTATCAAAATCGCCTTCCATAGAAGTACGAACCGCCGTTCGGTTGAAGCCTTTCAAACCGTTCGGTGCGTCCGTAAGAATAAAGAAAGCATCCGTATCCGTGAGGAAGTGGTTAACAGCGTAACCTTCAGGAAGCATTCCCATGTTCCTAATAGCGTTTACGTCATTATCCGCGCTTCCAGGTCTTAGAGTCGACTCAAGGAGACGATCCGCCGTAAATTGAAGTTCTTTAGGAATAATAAGTTTAGTCCCGCGAACCGCAACTTTAAGACCACGCTCATCTACAAAACTAGCGATATCTATCAAAGACTGCTCTAGGCTAGTCTCGTTAAGATCTGCTGCTGTAGAAAGCTCATTACGGAAAGTGCTGCCGTTGACAAGAGGATGGTCAGTAGCGCAAAGCTCTTTCCCATCTCCGCCAGCGAAAGTGCTGTCAAAAGCGTTGTTAAGAACCGCTGCGGCTTTAACTTGCTTTGTCTGGCTCATGCTACGGGCAAGGGCCTTCGTATAACGGCTTGCAAGCCGATCATAAAGGTTATCCTCAACCGCTTCTTCCGTAATAGAGAAAGCCAGCGCAATCGTTTCCATTGTATAACGAGCAGTGTATGCTTCCTGAGCGTCATCAAAAGATACTGCACTACCTTCACCTTTAGTCGGCGCTGCTCCAAAACCACTGAGCATCACTTCCTCTTCAAAAGCACGATCTGAAGTCTCCATAGTGAAGATTTCTTCATGCTCACGATCATATTGATCGTACTCCATTCCGAACAAGGCGTTCAGGCCGGGTTCCAACTCTTTTACGAGTTGTGCTCTACTAATAGCCATTGTTTAAACCCTCCTATACGCCAGTGGTTGAAGGAGTACCCGCAGCAATGGACCCAACCGGGGCATTGAAGGGGTTATTCAACCGAACGATTAAAGGAATGCCAGCAGCGGTAAAATCTTCGTTCATAGCATCTTCCATCCAACCCATAAGACGTAGGGTAAGACTATTGGTTGTAGCTAACGTGCTGACGGCGAGACGACCATAAGAAACGCCAGAGGTATCACTACCAGTGATACCAGTAGAAAGACTAGCGTTCAAAAACACGCTTGCACGTGCGTTTGCTTTACTAGTCAAAGACGCATCAGATGAAATTACATACAACTGATTAGGGTCGTCGTTAACAAAGGCTTTAATTGGATGGTTGCTATCCGCTCCCGATCCAGGCCAGTAGTTACTCCAAGTTGGTTTTCCAGTGGTGCTAGAGACATACTCGCAACCTTGAAAAACGCCAAGGTGACTAACAGTACCACCCGCCGCGTTAGCGGCGTGATCAATATATCCCGAAGCAAGTGGGATTACAACTTGACCTTGGTAGATCTTGTCAGAGTTACCGTTAGCGATTTCGTATGGAGTATACCCCGTAAGACCAGTGGAATTGGCTCCACCGCCCAATTTATTGAGCGGACGGAGGCCAAAGCTTCCGTTAATGTTTGCCATTTCTAATGCTCCTTAAAGCAATGGGGTTAAAACAGTAAGCCCTAACTCTCTGAAGATTTAGGACCTCCAAACGTTACACGCGACTGGCGTTCAGGGTTCTGAATCGCCATCGAATGGTGCTGATTTTCCTTAAAGAGATCATTGTCCACCGCCTGCATAGCATCGACATTTTGCCGTCGAAAATAATCAGAACGTTCTCCAACAATTTCTTTTGGTATCCGCGCCAAAAGTAAACCGCCCACACCAAAAACGCCTTCGTACTTTCCACCATCTATAGTGGGTGCTTCAAAATCCGGGTACTCTTCTTTCCGAACCAGTTCCCACCCTTCTCTCATACGAGCAGAAACATTTTTTCGGTCATCAAAGCCCCTGACCTCAGAGCGTATCCACCTGTGGACATAGCCTTCTGGAGGGTCGGGTGCATCCAATAAGGATGGAGGAGCCCAAGGTTTCCTTCGGGGTTTAGCCGTCCGGGTCTTGGAGGCGCGAGAAGATCTATCAACTGTTTGTGCATTATCAACCATGATTTTCTCCTAGCGTTTGTATTTCGCGTACTGGTCTAGAGGAACCCCGAGTTTCTTTGCAATTGCAACTTCACTAGGGGACAGTCT